TTTATTGATGAAGCTCAAGATTTATCACCTTTACAATGGAAATTGTACGATGTTTTAAAGACAAAATCTAAAGATATTTATTTAGCGGGTGATGATGACCAAGCTATTTTTGCTTGGGCCGGTGCTGATGTCAAGAGATTTATTCAAGAACCTGCAAGAGAAAAAATTCTGAAGTATTCTAAACGAATATCTAAATCAGTTCAACAACAATCTATTGTACCTATAAATAATATAGTTGGTATTAGAAAATTAAAACAATATTACCCTAGAAATTATGAAGGATTATGTGAAGAAATAAATAATATAGATGAAATAGATTTAACAAAAGGTAAGTGGTTAATATTAACAAGAACTATATCTAGACTTTTAAAAATACAAGATCAATTAATAAGTAAAGGTTTATATTTTGAAAGTAATAAAGGTAAAAGTATTAAAGTTAGAATGTATAAAGCATCTAAAAATTATGAGTTATGGCGTAATGGTAAAGAATTAAATGAAGAAGATATAAAAGACATACAAGATTTTGCAGGTAAAGGTAACTGGAATGCTAATCATAATTGGTTTACTGCATTTAAATTAGCTGAAGATGAAGATAAAGAATATTTACTACACACACTAGATAATAAAGAAAATTTAGATGAGCCTGCAAGAATATGGCTATCTACTATTCATGCCATAAAAGGTGGTGAACAAGACAACGTAATTCTATGTTTGGATATTGGCGATAAAATATTAAAGTCAATTAAAAGAAGTCAAGATAAACAAGATGAAGAACATAGAGTTTGGTACGTGGGTATAACAAGAGCACGTAACAATTTATATAAACTAAAAGCAAGAATAACAAGAAAGGGTTACGAACTATGACAAGTAAAGATATGTTTGAAAGTGCATTTCCACAAGACAAACAAATAGGTGGGAATCATTACAAGAATTTTCACATTCAACCTTATGAGTTTATTTCTAAGAATGACCTTTCCTTTTTTCAAGGGAATGTTATAAAGTATGTGTGTCGTTATAAAAATAAAAATGGCATACAAGATTTAGAAAAAATAATTCATTACTGTGAATTAGAAATTAAAAAGATGAAAGACATGAGTAAAAAGAAATGAATGTTTACACAGAACTAATGGGTTTATGTATTTTAACAATCTATTTATTTGATTTAATATGAATGTATTATTAAATGAAGAAAATTTTATTTTAGTAAGAGATAGAAAAAACTCTGTTAGAATTAAATTAAAGAAAAGTGGTTTATGTTTAAATATATCTAAAAAATATTTTTTATTTCAAAATAAAGAAAGAACTAAAGCTGTATGTCATGGCCCTATTTTTGATTATATAGTTAGAAAAACTAAACAATCTATTCAAGAAAAAGAATTAAAATTTTTAAGGAGTGTTAATTAATATGATAGTACCACATACAGAATGGAACATGCCTACTGAATTCCCTGATCTAAGGGATGCAGATGAAATTGCAATTGACTTGGAAACAAGAGATCCTGATTTAAAAACAAAAGGATCAGGTTCTATTATTGGTAATGGTGAAGTTGTAGGTATCGCTGTAGCGGTAGATGGATATAAAGGATACTTTCCAATAGCACATGAAGAAGGACCAAACCTAGATCGTAAAAAAACTTTAGAATGGTTTAAAGATATTTGTGAATCTCCTTCTACAAAAATATTTCATAATGCAATGTATGACGTATGTTGGATACGTAATTTAGGTATAAAAATCAATGGTTTAATCATAGATACCATGATTGCAGCCAGTTTAATAGATGAGAATAGATTTTCATATACCTTAAATACTTTATCTTGGCATCACTTAAGTGAAGGTAAGAACGAAGCAAGATTAACTCAAGCAGCTAAAGAAAGAGGATTAGATCCTAAAGCAGATATGTGGAGAATGCCTGCAATGGAAGTTGGAGCGTATGGTGAAAAAGATGCTGAACTGACTTTAAGACTTTGGCACAAATTAAAAAAAGTAATTGTTGAAGATGATCTTCAAGATATATTTAATTTGGAGACTGATCTGTTTCCTTGTTTAGTTGATATGCGTCACCTAGGGGTGCGGGTAGATATTGAAAAAGCCGATCTATTAAAAACAAGATTGGCAACGAGAGAAGAAAAATTATTACGGGAAATAAAAAAAGAAACAGGCATAGATACTCAAATATGGGCTGCACAATCAATTGCCAAAGTTTTTGACAAACTGATGCTACCTTATAGCCGAACTGAAAAGACTGACTCTCCCTCATTTACAAAAAATTTTATTTCTAATCACGATCATCCTGTAGTCAACATGATAGCAGAAGCTAGAAAAATAAACAAGGTTAGAACTACATTTATTGATACTATTTTTAAACATGAACATAATGGCAGAATCCATGCAGACATCAATCAAATACGATCGGATGATGGGGGAACCGTTACTGGACGATTTAGTTATTCGAATCCAAACCTACAGCAGATACCCGCCAGGGATCCGGAAACAGGGCCACTTCTTAGATCATTGTTTATACCTGAACAAGGTTGTAACTGGGGAACATTTGATTACTCGCAACAGGAACCAAGATTGGTTGCACACTATGCATTAAAGTTTGGACTTCCTTCTGTAAATACAATTGCAGATTCATATGAGAATGATCCATCAACAGACTTTCACAAAATAGTTGCAGAGATGGCATCTATACCAAGATCACAAGCTAAGACAATTAATCTTGGATTGTTTTATGGTATGGGTAAAGCAAAACTACAAGGTGAGTTAGGTGTATCAAAAGAAAAATCAGAAGAACTATTTGCAAAGTATCATGGTCAAGCGCCATTCGTTAAACAGTTGATGAATAAAGTTATGAAAGCTGCAGAGTCAAGAGGACAAATTAAAACATTGTTAGGCAGACGTTGTAGGTTTCCTAAGTATGAACCTATCTTAAGAGGTGCAGATTGGGGAACATATGTGCCACCAGAAGATGATGAACGTATGAGAGAACTACAAGAAATGGGCCCTCACTTAAAAGATTTTGAAGGTAATATTATAAAAGATAAAGATGGTAATCCAAAGAAAAATTATTGGCATCAAAATTCAACACGTAGAGCATTTACTTATAAAGCTTTAAATAAATTAATTCAGGGATCAGCTGCAGATATGACTAAAAAAGCTATGGTTGATTTATATAAAGAAGGTTTAATAGGTCATATACAAATACATGATGAATTAGATTTTTCTATTGAATCAGAATCACAAGCTGATAAAATAAAACAAATAATGGAACAGGCAGTAAATCTAGAAGTTCCTAATAAAGTTGATTATGAATCTGGTCCTAATTGGGGCGAAATTAAATAATATGAGGAACTATGGCCTATTTAAATGCGAATATACCACCCATTTACTGCAAGATAAGGAGGGAATATCTTTATGACATGGATGAACAATATAAGAAAGATAGTCGTGAATGTGTTATCTTTGGTGTTAGCTCTATTTCAGGAAGGGCTCTCTTATTTAACATCATGCTACCCAATGGTGCGTGCTTTTGGCGTTTGCCTATCTCAGCGTTTTTCCAAAAACAATATGATCGAGCCGATGTGCCGGATATGTCGACGGACCAACTCCAACTGTGGAATTGTTTTAGTTATTGGCCTAGTGTTCATACTTTTGATTGGTTGGCTGGTATAGATGGAAAATATTTAGGTAAAGATAAAAAATTTTATAAAGGTCAATACTTATTTACTATTGACTGGGCACATCCAGAAACTAATATACTAAACACGGAACATTCAGAGATTCCGCAAGAACATAAGTGTGCACATATCATGGCACTTGAAAACGGCAACTATGCTGCTCAGCCAAACAATAGAATCATTTGGCATGTTAATAGTTATACAACAGAAAATGAATGGCCTGATTATAAAGTGCAAACTACTTATTGGGATGCAGAAGGTGATGATTGGGTAACAGAAGATTCTGATAGAATGTTCTATAACATTGAGGATAAAAATGAAAATAAAATGTAATATTTGTGGGCACGCATGTCATTGTTACGGTAAAGGTTATCATTTAAATTCAAATAAATGTGATAGTTGCATTTGCGATAGTTGCACGTGCAAACCTTTAGTGTTAAAAGACGAACCGAAAAAATTATCTTTATGGCAAAGATATGTTAACTGGCTGTTTGGAGAATAATATGCGAAAACAATGTAAACAATGTAAAGAAGCATTTGATGCAAAAGATGAATTTGATTTATTTTGCAGCAAGGAATGTAAGGAAGAAGCATTAGCGGAGTTAGATTCTGATTCTGATGA